ATTTGAAATTTGGATTGGGCTTCGTCTAGTTTAAAGAAACTTTGAACAGTTTTTGTTATAATAGCATCAGTCATATTGGTTAAAGTAAATTGTTCCTTTAACGATATTGCTATATTTTTATACTTAGATGTTTTTTTATCTAATTCTTTATTTTGCTCAATTAATGCTTCTTTTTGCTCTAATAAATTTTTAAGTTCTTTTCCCCCAAAACCATATCTTATTTGAGAATCAGATAGATTTCTAGAATTTAATTGGTTTATGTTTTCTTGGGTGAGTTTTATCTCATTTTGAGTGGTTTTTTGCTGGATTTTATACTTTTTGGTATTTTCTATAGCATCATTTATAGGTTTAGATATACTAGTTAATCCTAAATTTTTCATAAAGGTTCCTATACCCCCTAATGCCCCCCCTAATAAACCAATTTCTTTATCAACTTCATCTAATATTTTAACTTGATTATTTAATTGTTCAGTATAAAATTTATTTATTAAAACTAAATCTCGATATTGTTTATTTAATTCGTTTGCTTGAGAAATAGCTTCAGCAGTACCTATTTTTCTTAAAGCTGCTGTACTAATTTCAATAGAACGAAGTTTAGCAGCTCTAGCTTCTATTTGTTTTTGAATATCAGCTTGTTTTAAAACTCCTTGATTCATCCTTTCAAAATTATCTGCTAACTTAGAAGATTCTCTAGCAGCAGATTTAATTGAATTAGATATATCTTTTTGAAAGGATTGTATTACAGTATCTGATGCATTTAAAGCATTTGAAAACATATCTTGAATATTAGCAGCAACTGATCTGAATGTTTCTTCAGTCATTGCGGCTATATCCTTTAGGTCTTGTCGAGTTTGATTTAAATTAGGTTGATTGGGAGTAGCCATAATATCTTAATATATAATATAAATATTGGGTAGACAAAAAGTGTCCGCTATTTGGCGGACACTGACGCATTATATGTATTTGCTTGTGGTATATTAGGTCTAGCTAATTCTTTACCACTAGTATTGGTTAATTGGTTGTTTTGTTTATCTGCTACTTCTTGTTCTTTATTATACCATTCTTTCAGTTTATTAAAAGTAAATTTTCTAAGCCAAATAGGCATTTCATAAACAGTTTCCCAATCATATCCTCCTTTTCCATTAAATACTATTTCATGTATTTCGGAGAATAAATTAAATCTATGAGTTGAAGTCAGGCCAAAAAAAGTTAAGGCTGATTGGTACAGCGATGTCCTCCCCGTCATCATCCTTAATAGTTAAATTAATATCTGGAGATATTCTTTTTATTTCTTGACGTAATGCTCTTGAGTCTCTTGCTAAAATTTCATTATCAACAAAGTCTCTTACATTTTTTCTTTCTCTATCTCCATTTACTGAGGTAATCATATATTTTAGACGAGTAGTAATTTCAGGTGTTGTACCATTTGGGAATAATTTTTTAATTCCTTTTAATTCTTGTTCAATTTGAGTCTCGTCACCATGAGTTAGTAATTTAAATGTAATTTCTACTTTAGAGGCAGGTAATGTAAAATTAAATTCATTTCCATTAGAATAATCTACGTCTGTAGGTAATTCTTTATCTCTAAGAGTAGTTAAATCTACATTATACACTCTACCGTTAGATTCAAATTCATAATCTTGACCATATCCTAATATACGAGAAGCAATTAAAATAGCGTTTTTATCGCCAATAATTAAATCTTTTAAGTTAGTTTTGGTTACGATTAGTGATTCTAATAGTTTGTCTAATACAACTCCTGATTGAATGTAGTTAGTGTTTGTTAAGATATCTTCTTCTTTGGCACTCATGTATTTCATTTCGATAGTACCGCTTGAAAGGGGATTGTCTTTTGAGTAAAGTAAACCTTTTGAGGGTAAGTCTACAATCTCAGTAGGGAACTTGAACTTAGGTTCTTGTGCAACTTGATTTTCCATAAATTATTTTATTGTTTATATATAAATATAGTAGGAATAAAAAATTATGCATAAGCGTATGCTAATTGAAATAATTCTTTATTTACACGTTTATCTTCAAAAGGATCATTAATACCTGTTATTAATCTACCTTCAGGATTATAAATTCTATCAGATTGGGTTATGTTTTCTTGAACACGATTGTAAACTGACCATAAGTCGTTACCTTCATCTTCTTCTCTAACTACATTCAATAATTGCTCAACATTTATACCGTGATCTTTACCAAAACGAGCTTCTGCTGCCCAACCTGCATAGGCTATTGCTTTTGCAGGATCTAATTCAACATTTTTAAATTTGTTAAATTCTTCCATCACAATTGCTACTTTTGAATTTAATCTAGCCATAATATCAGGTAAACTAAAGAAACCCTTTTGAGTATGTTGTGCTTTTTCTGAGCTATATTTATGATGAGCAATCATTCCATTACTACATACTTGTCTAAATGCACCTAAATCCATTTCTATGGGTTTTGAGCCATTACATGAATTTGAAATATTTAATGTAGCAATAGCTTCAGTTTGACCTTTATTATTTTTAATACCAAAATCAGGGTGTTGCATTTTGATCATATGAGATTTGATTCTTCGATCATTACCTCTTTGTTCGTAAGCACCATTAATATTCCAACCTTCTTTTTGAAATCCCTCAATAGCATCTAAGGTTTCAATTTGATACTCTTTAGATTTAATTTTTTGATTATCTCTCCAACCTTTATCAAGTGAAGGAATAAAAGCTTGTAGCTTATTTAAATCATTGTTTAAGGGAATAAAATTACTTTTTGTTGTTCTCATTGTATATTGGTTTTATGTTACCTTTCTTATCAATAGTATAACTTGTTGGTGATTTTAAATTAGTAGCTTTATTGTAACTACCTTTCATTGTTGATTTTCCTCCTGAACAGCTCATATCTTTTATTTTATAACAGGTTAAATATACGAAATTTAGTTTGATAAACCTAATTGTTTTGTAAATATAGTCATAAATTTTTGTTCTTCTACTTCAGTTTTAAAAAACTGATTTTTGTAGTTTCTAATGTTAACCATATTATTTGTTAAGTTGAATTTGGCTTTACCATTACCGTTAATATAAAGGTCATAATTACCGTTACCTTTGTTAATAAGTTTTATAGTGTCATTAGAATTACTAACATGAAGGCCTTGTGCCTTTATATTTTTATAACCAAAAACCTTATCCATCAATTGTTTCCAAGTATTTCCGTGAGGATGGGGATCTAAATGACCTATTTGAGGCTTAAAATAAAAATGATCATAAGCATGACAGAGTTCATGGCAAATTGTATCTTTCTCTAAATCTGTACCTAATATAAATGAGGATAAATTTATTAAATAGTGGTTTGGTTCTAAGTATCTACAGTGACCAAATTTACTTTTAGCTTTCTCAGATACTTTATATGTAATTTTTAATTTTGGAACTCCTAAATCTTTTGATATTTGTGAATTCATTTCTTCTAATAATGCGCTCATATGTTTATTCGTTTGTTGTTTCGTAACTATAATGTACAGTATCTTTATGGATAGCGAAATGCATTTTGAAATCTTTATCACAATCTCTATTTTTAGAGAAATGCATTGTACGCGTTAAACCACTTTTATCACGCTCTATGTGACACATTGCATCTGTCATGTGTTTTATCCTGTTTGATCCTGCAAAATCGCCAGCTTTAGTAACTTGTTGGATATTGATAAAAGTAGTGTAGTAATCACCTTTATTATTACCTTTTTTATTCTGATCTTGTAAACCTAACAACCAATGTTCAGCTGCACCTTCTGTCATTTTGTAATTATCTCTTACCATATCAATTATTTCTGCAATCGAGTCGATACAAACTACATCATAACCTTGATCAAAAACATATTCTAATGTTTCTTTTACATTAGATTGATAATTTTTTAAAAATAATGTTTGAACACAATTAAATTTAGGTAAACGTTTACAGTATTTGTAGTAAGCTATTTCATCCATTTCACCACTTACAAATAAACATTTGTAACCTTGAATAGTAAAATTAGCTAACATATCAAGTGCTACTGTTGATTTACCTGATCCTGGACCTCCTACAAGTACCATATTAGTTCCAGGCATTAAACCTCCTTCTGTTGATAAAATTACATCTACTTCGCTATTAGTTTTAATAGGACGAAATAATTCATCACTAAATTTAAGATCGGAACCTCTAAATAATTCGATTGTTGAAGGTATAAATTCTTTTTGTACTCTTGTTGATGGATTAGCGGGTCTACCTCTTTTCACTACTACTACTTGATTTTTGGAATTTGTTTTTGTAATATTCATAACCTTTATTTGTTTTAATTATTATACTTAAATATACGAAAAGTATTTCAGGTAACCTAATTTAATTTGAAAAACTTTTACTTATTTTTCTTATGCTTAAATATACGAAAAAATATTGTGGTAGACAAAAAAACCCACCTAAAAGGTGGGTTAATTTTAAAATATTTGTTTCTTAGAAGTTTAAGATACAATAATCCATTGCTATTGTCAATGAGATTTCTGCTGCTGCTTCTCCTGAAGACCAATCGTAATCTCCAAAGTTTGCTGTTTTTACGAATGCTCCTTTTACAATCCATTCACTTACTACATCTCCCACAGGACCTAAAATATTCATTTTTAAGTCTTTTTTGTAGAAATCTGAGTAACCATCTCTACCTGTTACACTTTCGTGTGCTAAACGTGCCCATTCCATTACTGATTGAGCTCCTGATGGTGCGATTGGATCATATAGTGATAATGTCATATCGTTCCATCTAACTTTACCTTTTATTTTACGGTAAACATTAATGTGGTCTAATACTATCTCGTTAGCTTCAAATCCAGGAGATGATGCTTTTTTAATTAAGTAAGCCGGGATGCCGTCTATATAGAGTATGAATCTGTTTTGAACTTTTGGTTCAAAAGCTGTAAACATAATTTCGTTTGGGTTTAATACTGCCATGTTGTTTCTGATTTATTATAAATATTAAATAAATTGATTTTTATTAAAAGGTTGCACCTGTTGGTGTAACATTAAAGTCTAGTATAATAAATTCAGCTGTTTTAGTTGGTTGAACAAATATCTGACCTACTAATTGATTTCTATCAATTACATCAGCAGTATTATTTGTTTCGTCCATTACTACTTTGAAAGCATATAGACCTTGTCTTTGTTGAATTGAATCCAAATAAGGATTAACTTGAGATAAGAATCTGTTTCTTGTAGAATTACTATTTTGTTCGAATACTAATGTATTAGCAATTTGACCAATATATGATTTTAATTCTATTAACAATCTTCTAAT